AATAGTGACATCGATAGTATCACCATCAAGGACACGATTGATCTCCGTCACTCGGAAGTTGTAGCAGGACTTCCTGCTCGGTGGTGTCATTGCTCCCATCTTTTAATTCTGCAAAAGCTTGTCTTAGTATGTATATGACATAACCTAGTGCCATTCCAACAGCAATGATTACCATGATAATCACTGACCATACAGGATTATTGGCGTTCTCAAGTGGTCGTAGTAATAAATTCATTTCTTAACAGGCCAAGTAATTTCCATTCCTATCGTGAGTAATAACACAAAAGAGAATACGAATATACCACTTATCATTTGTGTCCCTTTGCAAAAGGTTCCCAATGTTCCCATCCATGTTTATGGACGAGATCCATTCCTATAATAGGAATTACTACTAATGACAAAGATAGAAATCCAAGTGACCATGAATTATCCATGGTGTGTCTAACAAATAATAAAATATGATGTGTCATCCTGCATATGCCATCGAAGGTACGTAAGCAATCATTGCTACAATTAATATCAACCACCATCCTTGTAGTAGATATTTAAATTTGAATGTTTTTGATTTATCCATTATCAATATCCTATGGTTTGCAGTAGTCAATAAAATGAGGATGCGCTCTTAGGAGAGCTACATCCTCTTTTAAATTCTCTATGGCTTCATGTACGTCCATCGCATACCCACACATTTCGTGGTGAATATGTTGCTTGTCGTAATAACCAATTGTGTAATGCTTTTGTTGAGTCGGGGGCATGATCTTTCAATCCCATACTAAATTTATATAGTATATCACATAAGTATTAATACGCAATTGTGTGTTGACTTACAAACACTATTATAATGTTCCCCAGATAGCTACTTCATCCCATTTAGAATTAGGTGCAAGAGATCTAAAAATAGTAGAGCATACTCCCATAGCAACCTTTGATCCACTAACAACAATACTGTCATTAGAGGTATCATAATCTATTAGTTGAATACCTAACTTAGATAACTCCTTGCTTCTTTTTGTATAGTTTTTAAAATTAAAATTACAGTGGTTGATAATGATATCACCGTTCTCACAATGCTCTACCAAATCATTAATTGTTTTATCAATATTTTCTGGTGGTAGATTAATCATAAAAACAGCAGGAATTTTTCCAGCACCAGTATGTACTTTTCCATCATGATGGATTACTTGTGAAAGATATTCTAGTGTAGTAGTACATCCACTAAGATCTCCTTTCTCATAATATTCTTGGGTCTTATCATAATCATTTGTATAACCCCATACTTCAATATCTTGTTTCATTATATCAGAGGATATTCCTCCAATAATTCCTATAAGTCCTACTTTCATGCACCCTTTACGTGAACAACACCAGTCATACCTGCGCCCTGATGAGGACCACAGAAGAAGTTATAATCTCCTGCGTCAGCAAATACAACGTCCTGTGATTCTCCAGGAGCAAACAATAGTGCTTCTCTAGAAAGATCAGGGCGAGCTTCTACAATAATATTGTGAGGAGGTAGTGATTCATTGATAAAATGAACTGTGTCACCAGCAGAGATTGTGATCTCATTTGGTGAGAATGCTAGGTTTCCATTAGCACCCATTGCTACATCTACTGCCCATACTGGCGCAGCAAAAAATAACACAACCAGAAACGTGATTAAAGCTTTCATTTTGATACAGAATATTGTTCTTTATAAGTGTTAAGTTTCTGAATTAAGTCGTTATATTCATCCCACATGTATTCAGAACCTGTCTTCTCTTGATAGAGTTGGCAGGCTTTAACTAAACGTGTGATGTCGCTATCGTTTAAACGCATTGTCATATCAGAACTCATAATGTAATTATAGATTGTGTGGGTAAAATTGCTTTATTTTAACATACTTTTAATAAGTATGTCAGCAATTCCACGCACGTAATGATTTGTTGATCCTACTATCAGGATCACTGGCAGTTTTCTTTGAAGTTAATTTCTTTTTCATTCCTTTCATTCGAGCGCAAAACGATGCCCTACGGGGATTTCCAGCCTTCTTGCTTGGTGCCTTGAGGTCAGATCCTGGATTTTCCTTCTCGTAAGACTTTCGTCCTTTCTCGTTAAGTCCACCTTCTTTTGATTTGCCAGCCTTTTTTGTCCAGGCTGCACTTTCTAAAATCTCGTTCTCCTGAGCTTTGGCAGACTCAGCGAGTCTTTTAAATTCTTCGTATTTTTTCATACCAAGTATCAGGGTTAACTGGATTATTTAGCGTTTTCCACCACTCATATCTTTTAACATCTTCTGTAGTTCTGATGTAGAACCTACAAACATAGCATTATTAGTAACCTTAGATGGACCTTTCTTTTCTTCGTCTAAGTCTTTCATATTCTTATGCAACGCTTGAAGTTTCTCTGTCATGTCTGCGACGTGCTTCATTGCCGCTACAGCGACTTCATACGCTCTTGGGTGCCCTGACTCCTGAGCAACCTCTAAAGCGCCTCTGACCGCCTCCTGACCCTGATCTATGAGTGAGTACAATTCTCCGCGAGTATATTCATAGTCTTTTGTTTGATCATCCTTGTCATTTTTATGACCCGCAGGTTTGATAGGTTGCGACTCAACATCAACACTGATGTTTAGCATCTCCTCCATGTTATCTTCTAAGCTACTCATAATATCTGAATCCCTTCATTAAATCCAAAGTCATCACCAGAGTCTAACAATGCAGTATCTGCTGCATCAATATTACCATCAGTATTAATATCTGTTTTGGCAACTGGTGTATATGTTCGTGTAATTGCTCTACGATTAACTGCAGCATCACCAAGTGTTTCATGAATGATTGCTTTCTTAATAACGTCAGCAGTATTGTAAGGACCGTACAGATAAGACTTCATTGTAAAGTTGAGAGTATAGATGATATATCTACGCTCATAAAAACTGTCATCCCATTCATCTTCGTAGCTAACATTGTTCAGAACAATAGCAATATCTCTTTTCTCATCCATATCAGGAATCATATTGAGAGTTATAGAAAATGATGGTTGAAAGTATGGTAAGATTTGTTCAGTAATTTGTAATGCATCATCTTGAGATTTTGCCATTACTCCTAATTCAAAACTTAAATTATAAGGAACAGGCACATACTGCACTCTTACTTCACCACCATTACCATCAATGATAGTTTTGTATTTTTGAATTGGAGATGTCTTACGAGTTGAATCATAGTCAATACTAGTCATCTCAAAATACAATCTTGGTAAAGTGATTGCTACTTTTCTATTAGATGCGTTCTCTTCTAGTCTAACAATAAACTTTTGTTTAGGACCATATGCCAATGGTACTTTTAATTCTTCTAAAACAGAACCATCGCTAGGATCTGTACTCTTCATAGTAATATTATTGAAGAGCGTACCAAACGCTACAATGTTCTTGCGAACAATTTGATTATAAAAATGTGATCCTAACATTAGATACTACCTGTAAAATTACCAAATTCACCAAATGGGTTTCCTTCACTCCAATCTACGATATTGTCAGCATCATTTTCGATCTGTCTATTTTGATCGTAGTTGCTGTTGACGTTATTTAGAGTGTCGAAAGTTTCTGGACTCCACTTAGCACCTGAAGTTAAACCAGTGATTACTTCAGCAGTGGTGAATGTTCCAGTTCTATTGATGACTGACAGAGCTCTGGTTGTGCTATCCCAAGACTTGACTTCTGCTCTATTGTCTTTAGGTGAGTAATCAATAGTAATAGTAGGAGCGGAGGTATAACCACTACCTGCACTAGTGATAGTAATACCATTGACGATACCAGTGCTACTAACTGTTGCAGTCGCTGTTGCACCTGTACCTCCTCCTCCAGAAATAGTTACGGATGGTGGTGTAGCAACTTTATAATGTGCTCCACCATCTGAAATTGTAATACCTGAAACAGCATCGCCTGTAATAGCAGATGTTGCTTTTGCTAAGAACTCATCACCAACAACTTCCTCCCCTACAGTAAAGTCTCCTGCACCACCAGGATCCATTACCAGTTTGATTGCATTGTCAAAGAGTTGTTCTATTGCATCAATCTCAGTAATTCCAGTATCAAAGTCATCACTACCAACCTCATAGATCTCAGCAGTGATAGCATAGAATTGGATCTTACCAAATTGGAAGAATGGTTCTTCCTTACCAACAAATTTAATTTCGTAAATGTCTTGTGTTAATGGGAAGTACAGTAAGTCCCCTTCATTAGGTCTAGAACTTACTGTGAGATTGGGATTATGATCTGCTACCTCTTCATCCCAACGTCTTGTAGACACACGGAAGATAATTTCGTCTGTAATTCTTAAACCGAACTTGGAGATGAACTCAGAGTTGTCACCAAAACCCATGACGTTCTGTAACAACATCTCAATTTGGAATTGTTCTTGATACTTAGTGTATCTAACTTCATCCAGAGTGCTGTCTTGTAGAACTATCTTGGGGATATAGTAAATATCTGTACCAAACAGTTTGATTTGCTCATCCACAAGATCCTGAACGAGACCTTGTTCGCCACTGTGACCTTGATAGTATGTTGGAAAATAGGAACTGGTAGGCATTTTATCCGATCATATCCATAGGGGGAATTGCATACTTACTGAGAACTTCGCTTTCGATTTTCTCAATTTCTGCTAGTGCGTCTGTATATAACTCTCTACCGTTAAGCGTGATGCCGCCAGGTAACTGAACGTTGTTGTACTTAATTAAGTTCTGACCCCACTGCTTCTTTAACAAAGCTGTGGCATACCGTTTAACAAACAAATCATTGTACATCTCAGTAGCATCATTGGGGTCAATCATGCGATGACATTCAATAAGGATATTAGATTCTTTTTTCAAGAAATCCTTATCTAGATCCATATAAAGACGATCACGACGTGCTGTGAATCTAAACTGCTGGAAACTTCCATTGTTTAGAACCATATCTAGAGTTTCTAGATATTGCTTAGTCATATAATAGTTGAGGATATCAAGTGATCCAAATGCATAGAGATCATTCAGGAACATTTGATACTCAATACCAAATAGATTTGAACGGATTGAGTTACTGACAAGACCAAATACTTTACTAATACCAGTTACATGGGATGGTATAGGTATATAATTTGTAGTCTCTTTCCAAGTTACAGTATCGGCCCCATCTGTTTTGGTTGTGGATACACTAGCTGCAAACCTAGTTTTATCGTCTTCAGTTAATTCGTGATATAAAAAAGCACGCTCCATACCGTTGTAACAGTTCTCTTGAAAAAACTGAACGGTATCATCAATTACATTATTTACCTGTTCGTCATCAACATTAACCTGCAATACAGGTTCACCCAATTGCCTCTTGCAATATGTGATGAGATCAGCTCTTGAGTTTGGAGATGCCATTACACACAAAAAATCCCTTCGTTCCTATTTAGGAAGGTTCGATGCTTGCAGGTGATGCTTCAGTAGGAGGTTCTGTAGGTTCTTCCTGTCCCTCTCCAGAAAGTAATCCAATAGTCTCTAGACCACCTTCTAGTTTAATTTTATATTCTTTTGCTTTCGCTAAGTTTGTTTCCAGTTCGCCAATTTGCTTTACAGTAGTAGCAATTTGTTCTTCAAAATTCTTTTTGAGTTGTTCGGGATCCATGGTCATTATTATCAAATATGATATTGTATACTGTATTTATCATGTTGGAGAAACCCTATATGAATACTTATCATCAACAATTAATGAAGGCATGAAATTCATAGAGATAGAAACTCTACCATCTTTTCTGTTATCAGAATAACCATGGGTAAGATTAGATTGCCATAGCATCACCTCTCCTTCAGAAGGGTGCATGATAACATCACAGTTATATTTCCCTAGCTTATTCATGTCTGGTAGCAATGAAATTGATGGTGCTTGTGAATGAGTAGAACCATCTGGATGTCTGAAAAATAATGGTGCATGTCCTTCTTCATGACAAACATAATATGTTCCAGATATAAATGCATTAGTATGAAAATGTGGATACTGACTTCCACCAGTATCACATAAATTTAACCAGCTATCAGTAATAATCATTCTCTCAGGAAGATCATATCCCAAATCATCAGCAACAAAAGAAGTACATTGATCTTCTAACCACTGTTTAAATTCTGACATTTCTTTTCTGTGTAGAAATGATCTACCAGATGTATTGTCGTAATGATGTAGGTTGTTATCCATTGCATTAGTGATCATATTTTCACCTGTCATCATGTCGATAATTTCTTTCTTTACAACATCACTATTTGGGTAAAGTTCTCTACCAATAACTTTAGGAAAAATATCAATTAAATTCATTATTTTTTTAATACAAAAATGTTTATTCCATTCCACCAAGAATTTGTATCTTCAATTTCACCAGTAAGAATACTTCTTTCATACAAAACTGTAATCTTATTCTCTTCAATAAAATCTTTTGTCGATGTTAATACACCATCAAGGTTTGCATCATCAACCACTAATATAAATTCATTCTCTGTATATTGAAGAATGTGATTTAAACAACTTCTCTGTACATTCAATTCATGATCTGCGTCATAAAAAATAGTATTTACTTTTTTATCTAAATTTTCTTCTGTAGCTTCACGGATATCACCATTTAAAATTGCAATGTTGCTGTTGTCTGTCCATACAGATTTTACATTCTCAATGAAAGTTTCAATAGATCCTTCTTCATCATTCCATGGAATGTCTTCTCTGATTGGTTTGATATCTACATCACGCCAATGATCTGCTGCATAAGCAGTAATATCATTACCTTGAATTGCTGCACAGAATGTGCTGCCATTAAACACACCAATTTCTAGATACTTTGTATCCTCGTAAGAACATAGATTGTTGAGGAAGTGCCTTACCTTATCAGAAGTTAGACCCTGAATGTCGTGATCAAATTTTGACTTCCCTTCAATAGCTTTATCAATAGAGTCTAAACATCTGGTTACAAATGGGTGACATACTCTCTCTTGTTTTTTAAGATGTGCTTCAACAACTGTATCGCAATAATTACATTCCCAGCAATCAAACTTACAATTTTTAATTTTATCTCTCCATATATCAATGGGACGATCTTTCATATTAAGATCTTCCATGTATACATTCATACGTGGGAAGAGAATTTCATCACCATCATTCCATTTTTTAATGATGTCCATAGACTCCATTAATCTGATAGCACTTTCTCTACCATGCATTTTAAATACATCAATACCTAGATCAAGAAACTCTTGCCAGTCTTCTCTCCATGGCGGAATGTTTGCTGCTTTAAGAGATGCTGATGATTCTGTTACATCCCAAGTAGAACAAGATACTCTACTGATTTCAGAATTAAAATATTGAGGACTATCATCTCTTGTGGCATTGTATTGATAATGCTCTGGCATAATAGGACAACCACCCCAGCAATTTTCATTAGCTAGCAATGATAGTTTTACTGGTTTATCAATAGATGCACAATATTCTTTTGCTTCGATAACTCTATTGAGAGCATCTTTATCTCTCATTAAATCTCTATCAAGATTTACATAGTGAAATCCTGCTCTAGCACAAGCAACAATTTCATTTGCTTTTGTGACTTCTCTAAGGATTGTGTTTTTGATAAACAGTTCAGGAAATTCTCTTTGAATTTGTCCTGAAGAAACCCATGATGTATGAGGTAGAGTTACAATACGAACACCCTTATCATACAAAGGTTTAAAATTTTCTATCCACAGATCTAGATTTTTTTGATCTGGTCTAATCCACATGTTATTAAATGTGGCAGACAAAGGAATACCTGTCTCTTGAGAAATAAACAATGCATTTCTTGTAGTTCCACTAACAGGATCAACTACAAAAATATCACCCATCGCATCCTGATTAAAAGGAGGAATACGACAGGTAAAATATAGATCGTAAATTAAATGTTTATGCTCAATGAGGAATGGTATAAAAGTCTCCTCAGCAAATTTTTTATTGATCTTCGGGTTGATCGGCAGACTGAAGACGCTTGTCATTGAGTTGGTCACGGATTTGATCTAGGAGAGGGATGTTAAGGTTGTGTTCTACACCATGGAATGTAGGAACTTGAACGTCAGGAGATTCTGCATATGCTTGAAAATACTTCTCTGTTCTTCCTTGAATCTTATCCATAGAGATCTTCATCAAACAAGCATACTGAGATGCAACATCAAGAATACCAACTTGATCTTCTTCTTTCATCATAGCAATAGAATCCATGTTGCCAATACCGACTCTACCATTTGCCATAATATCTAAAGCAGCTTGTTTACCAAGTCTTGCAATCCAATACTTTCTTTCATCTTCTTCATCCCATTCAACTGAATCCAATAGATCTTGTTTTGTTAGACCTTTGTCTTTAATATAATCTATGAAAACTTGAAGTTCATATTCTGCTTGACCCTTTCTTCTATTCCACATTTCTTTATCGAGTTCAGCAAACTCAACTTCAGCTGCAGCAAATTCAATCTCAAACTCATCTCCATCTTCTGCTTGGAGTTTCTCTAGTAAAGCTTTATCACGACGCAAACGAATATCTCCCTTCTTTTCATCGAGGAGCATTTTTTCATATTGATGTGATCGATTCTCGATCTCTAACAAAACTTGTTTTAGTTGTCGATCTTCTGTGACATGTGATTTGATCACATAGTCTAAAATTTGATTCTTCGACATACCAAGAGATACTCTTACAGCAATATCTCTAATTTCTTTATCTGTAATTACACCCATAATAAATCAAAAAATAATGATTAGAACTTGATACCAGGAATTACCTCATCTCTAATTAAAACACCCTGTTCGTTTTGGGTGTATTTATTTTCTTCTTTTGCCTGTTGTTCTGGCATTGGAAGACCAAGGTAGTTCTCATATAACCTATTTATCTTCCTAATTGTATCGCAATCTGAGAACTCTTTTTTAATTTCTGAAGACTTAATGTAGAGTGCTTTTACATTTCTGTTGTAAGCATTTCTTTTTTCTTGAATTTTTGTTTTTAAATCAACTGGAGCTACACCCTTTGCTACTGACAATTCTCTGATGATGTAATCATTATTATTATCTACATCGTCATTTTGATATTCCCATGTCTTTTTCTCTAGTGCAGAAACACCTTCGTCTAAAGCTAAGAACCTTTGTTCAAAAGTTTGTTCTACAATTAACTTTGCTAGGAACTTCATAGTTCTTAGAATAGTATCATATCTCTTTTGTGTGACAGGAACTGCTACTTTAGGTCCTTCAGGTGCCATATCAGCATAAGATAGATTATCAAAATCTGCCTCATTTTTTAAATCATCAGCAGGAACTTTAATGGTAGAACGAATATCACCAAGACTTCTCATACCAAATACTGCCATCTCTTTATCCATCTCGACAAATCTGTCTGATAAAGAATTTATACCATTTACGTCTTCAGAATCCAACGAGAAAACATACCAATCAAGAACAGAGTTGATTGGTTGGTATGTAAGTAATTTTGTTAGATCGGGGAGTTTACCAACGAAATATCTTTTTGTCATGCTTATACTCCTGTGTAACCGCTAGCTAGTGTACCATATTCAATAGCAGCACCCGATGCTCTACCAGGTGTTCCCTGAGAGTTGAGACTGCCATTTAATCCAAATGAGTGTGTGGAGAAACTTACTTGACCACCAGTATTGTTCTGACCACCATCATACATACCGTTCATAAATCCATGTGTCATTCCCGTATGGAATGTTTCTTCACCAGTAGTTGCTGGTTTACTAACAGATCCTAGGTTAGAACCAGTAGTGTCATCTCTTCTTGAAAGTGCAGCGTTGGTTTGGTAACCACCTGCAGTGTTCCAATAAGAGAAATTAAGACGTGAGTTCCAAGTCTTGTTAGTTCCATCAGTGCCAGGAGCAGAACTCCAACCAGACCACGATTGAGTTGACCAGTCAAAGCTGTATCCATTACCACCTTGCTTATACCAACCTTTAGTTTCGCCATAACCACATGCAGGGTTATCACCACCAGTAGATCCGCCGCCACTAACAGTTGATACACTGTCATTAGTTAAGTCGTATCTGTCTGGGTTGTTGTTATTGTTTCCACAAACATATGCATACTTAAAGTCTCTCTTCATAACAGAAGTTCTGTTTCTTGAAGTCTGCATCGATGTTGCAGCACCAGCATTGGACTCAGTGACCATGCTGAAACTAGAAACATAGTTACCAGTATTGTTCCAACCGTTTGCTGTGCAGAAAACATATGCTCTCATAGCAGAGTTTTGAGCACCTGCTGTGTATGCGTCAGACTGATCAATTCTGTCGCCAATGTTAGCGTTACTAAACGTAGCATGTGTACAACGGTTGATGTTTCTCCATGCAGCACCACCTCGGTAACCTGCTGCTGGATATCCTCTAGTAATATTAAAACCTTCGGCAAACTCAACAATGTTTTCCCAATAAGCGTTAGTACCATCTGATTTCAGTGTGGCTCCAACGGTGCTTGAATCACCAGCACTTGCAGGAAATTGCTCTGGTAAAGTTGAAAATGGCGCACCATTTACAAGCAAACTATTACTGCCAATATCAATATTACCACCGAAGGTACATGAACCATCCGTATTCAACGAAATGTTGGGATTGGTTGAACTACCTGCGGCGGTATATTTAAGTTGATCTACTCTTAATTCTGATGCCATGGATAATAGGATCTCCTACCTTTACTATTTAGACGATGTTCCAGCTACCGCCATCAGCAACTGTGATCACAATATTGTTATTTATAGTGATAGGACCAAAACTACCACAGTTTGTTCCATTAGGAACAGTAATGTTCTCAGCAACAACTTGACTGTTTGCTTTGAAGATACCGTAGGAGTCGATCCATTGCCTTACGCCGTTAGCGTAAAGAACGCTGGTGTTTGCTTGGTTAACGAAAGTTTGACCTTCGATGTTTGTAGATCCAAGGACATGTAAGTCGTATGTAGGATCTTGTTTCTTAACACCAACTTTGGACAATCTATAGATGTCATTGCCGTTAGAAGCTTCTGTCCATCTAGATGTTACAAACTCTTGGTTGTTCTGGAAGAACTGACCATTCAAGTTAATATCACCTTGAACATTTAATTGATAGTTTCTACTCTGGTTATTAGTTGGGTCGGTTCCAGAAGTTGCATTAGTGTTAATTGCAATTCTATTGTCACCCTTAACCAAGAATGCAGGAGTTCCATTCCAAGATTGTCCACCACCAGCAGTTGATGCAGTAATTTCAAATGCATCACTATGTCCAATCTGGTTACCAATTCTGAAGTTTTTCTGACTGGAGGAACCTAAGAAGTACATACCAGCACCAGAGTTATCATTAGCGGAATCTAACGTAACATAATTTCTAAATCTGGATGTACCATTAACATCTAACTTAAAGCTAGAACTTGGAGTTGAAGTTGAAATACCAACTGATCCATTATAATCAATGGTCATTGCCTCAGTTCCAACAGTTAGTGGAACCTCGTTACCACTTCTGCCAGGATCAACCATGAACGCAATGCGTCCATAAGAAGACCAAAGTGCCATTCTCTCACTGCCTCTATGGTCATAAAGTAGACCACCTCTTACAGTATCGTTATAAGTGAGTGCAAGACCAAACTGAGAATCAGCACCACTAGAACCATCTACCCAGTTACCATTAAACTGAGCAATGTCCATTCCATGAACAGTACCATAACTGTTAAAGTTAGAAGGTCTAATTCTCAACTTAACGTATGACTCACCAGCACGGTTAGTAAATACAGTCTCGCCAATACCGATCTTATTCTCAGAAGAGTCAACGAATAATGTATAGTTATCAACGTTAAGATCAGCAGTTAATGTTGTTGTATTGTTAACAGTTGCTGTTCCACTAACAGTGAGGTTAGAACCTGCACCAGTTAGGACAAGCGAACCAGTCATGGTATCACCAGTCTTCAGAACGTTGAGTGATGCAGCACCAGTTAGAGATGCGGTAATTGTTCCAGCGGAGAAGTTACCAGCAGAATCACGTTGTACTGCATAACTACCAAGGTTAGCACTACTAAATTGAATGTTACCTTCGTTCCATGCTTTCTGACCATTGATAGTAAATGCATCAGCATTTAGAACTGTCAATGCTAAAGTACCAGATCCTAAACTAGCATTACCACCAGCTGCTTCAAATTTAGCAGTATAGTGATCATCTGGAGTTGCCGATACTAACTGAGAAGATCTAAAGTAAATTGCAGGACTAGATGATTGACCATCAGTTCTTCCAAGTCTTAGTTCACCAGATCCAGAGTTATTAACAATCTTACCAACGTCTACTGTATTACCATCTTCTAGAGTAAAGTCATCAAATGGTTGTCTGTTAGATGCACTACCAGCAGTAAGAGCACCAACAAAGTTACCAGAGTTGAGTCTACCAATTAGAATCGTAAAGTCGTTAAAGTTATCTGCTGTATCATCGTTAGTTACAACACTATCAATAACAAAACTACCAACAGCTTGTGCGTTGGCGTTATACAAGTTGATTGGATTACCTGCAGCAAATACTCCCGTTGCAGATGTGTCGAGGATAACTCCAGAGAAGTAAATTCTGAACTTAGGATCACCAAGGAATCCTTTAACACTTACGTTATCTCTAAAGTTAGTTGCACTAATGAATCTAGGAAGTCTATTATCAGATAAAGTTCCTTCATTAATGTTTAGAGCATTTTGATACCAAGTGCCCTGTCTATTGTCAAGTCTGTCAGCGTCAAGACCAGAGTCAAGACCATCATTCAATGATGTCCATACCTTCGCCCATGTACCGAAAGATCCAACACCAGTTCCAGATCCACGGAGATACATGTTATCATTATCCGTGAATGCAAGTTGTCTTACACCACCAAATCCAGCATCGAAACCAGAACCACCATTTCTGAAGGTTACAGTCATGTTTCTGGTGCCACCATCAGTTAGTCCATTAGCACTATTGAAGATTGTGTTAGCAACAATACCAGAACTGAAGTTGTTAGGAGCAGGAGAAGAGGACGGGTTGTTAGTACCTGTAAGAACACGAATCGTGTTACCTGCTGTACCAGAAATTGCGATGTTGTAAGTTCCAGCTAATCTATCAGAAGATAGAGTACCAGCACTCATGTTACTAGCATTTAGATAGAATGTACCTTGTACACCGTCTAGTAAGTCAGCATCAAGTCCACTATCTGCACCAGTCTTAAGTTCAACAGATCCATTTCCTGCCTGACCAAGATTGAATTGTGATTTCTTATATCTAGAAACACCAATTGTACCGTAAAGGTCAGCAGAAATTGTAAGATCAGTAACTCTCTGAACGTCAATAGATACGTTTGCATACTGTCTGTTGACCGTAGAAACTTTTGATTCTAGTACAAGAGAGGATCCAGCACCAATGACACCAGGAGCAGAGGTTACAGTAAAGTCTGAACTATATCCAGTACCACCATCAGTAACAGTAATTTCTGTTACAACGTTACCAGCAACAACAATATTAACCTTGAGTCCAGTTCCTGTTCCACCTGTTAGCGAAACATCAAAGTATTGACCGTTGGTGTAACCAGAACCAGCGTTAGAAATAATAACATCATCAACAAATCCACCTTGAGTGAATGTTGATTCAAATGATAGAGGAGATGCACCACGCTCAAACTCAATAATTGTTCCGAGAGGAATTGTTGCATTGACTGGGTTGTTTAGAGAGATCGTAGTTAGACCTGCTGCGGTAATAACACCAGTAATGTTTGTATTAGTCTGAATACCACTTACAGTATTCTTAACTTCATGACCAATAAGAACATCAGAGTTTGTAGTAAAGATCATCTGAGATGATCCTGTAGTACACTGAGATGCCAATCTTGCAAAGTACCTGCTTTCTGCACCTTTGAGTGACTGCATTGCTAGTGCAAAGCTAGAATCACCTCTTAAGAATGTGAAGGAGTTTGCAGATCCACCAACAGCAAGTCTGTCTGTTTCAATAACACCAGATGTAATATCGGAAGCAGCAATCTGATTGGAAGATAGTGATACCCAGTTGTTAGCATCGAAGGAAGATGTATTTACAACTCTAGTAATGTTAACTGTATTAGCAGTAGGTGATGTACTATCATCAACAGTATCAGTATCTTCTATCTTAATGTTGTTGACGATATCACCATATATTCTGCTCTCAATTAGAGCATTACCTTGTGCTTGTGTACCAGCTCCAGTAGGAGCAGCAAATGTAATATTAGGAGCAGTAGTATATCCTTTACCACCTCGGAATCCACCAAAGTCATTAATAGTAACAGTAACAACTTGACCATTAGCAATAGTACAAGTAGCAGCTGCAGAAACTGCACCAGCTTCTGGGTTACCACCAGCAAATGTAACTACAGGAGCAACAGTATATCCAGAACCACCGTTACTAATATTAATTTGGAATACAACACCTTTTCTATATTCAGTTGATTGAATGCGTCCAGTAGTTAAACTACCAGTAAGGATGTCACCGATGGTGAATGTTAAAGCAGGATCTGGGTTAAATCCAAGGAACAGACTATCATTATCATTGTTTAGAATGAATGATGTTGATGTATCCTGTTGAATTGCAATGTCACCAGCAAGTGCTCCTTCTAGTGCAGTTCTTTCTGTTTGGTTTGCAACAGTGAAGACACTGAATGGTCTGAGTGCTGGAATCTGATCAATAGAGATCTTACCAGAATCAGTAAGTTCAACCAATGCTCTAGGAACAGCGTTCGTAGAATATGGTTTGTTGATGTAAGGTCCTAAAGCATTAGTGATATAATCTTTAACTGCCTTTTGTGTAGGTAGTTTAGAATCACTAGAGTTAGCACCACCAAGTGTGTTGGATGCGTCAAAACCAGTAACAACAACGTCACCACCTTTCAGTTTCAAGAATTCAACTTCAGAGATCGTAACCGTACCAGTGAAGGTAATGTTACCAGTTCTGTTTTCGATTCTAGCGAAAGTACCAACCTTAAAGTCACCAAGTTCATCAGTACCAGAAACATATACACGACCGTAGTTTTCAGATACCTGTTCGTATGCTTCGACTTTAGTACCACCGTTCTCAGGAAGAGCTAGGTAGTTAGTTCCTGAACCCGCAAATTCCCACGTATGAGAAGAAGAGTTAACAATCGATGGTCTGTGTAAGTTAATTGTTTTACCAGACAGAATACTGGTAGATACTGCCTGACCAGTTGCTATATCTGTAAGATCCATGGCACCACCTGTGCCATCATCAATAGTTAATTGTGCAGAGAAAGGAGGACCAACTGTAACTCCAGCTACAACATCAACAAAGTATTCAATATCTACATTAGTGTTTCTATATCCATCAATCTTAACAACATAATGCTCTAATGGTTCTCTACCAAGTCCACTAAGTGTTAGGATAGTTCTACCAGTAGGAGTAGAAGAAACATTTGAAATCGTTGCAATATCAAATGCATATGGGTCCTTACGGAAACCTATACCTCTTAATGCAAATGTACCAAAGTTGGTAGCAGAGTTAGTGATTGAGCAGTAACCACCAGATTCAGCAAGAACACCATCAGCACAGAAGATAACGAAGACAGAAACTAACTGAGTATAACCATCGTTGATAACCTTATATCCTGTACCACCAAAAGATACAATCGTGAATGCAGATGCAACCATCGACTTACCCTGATTGGGGAAGGATGCTGTTCCGTCTAACTCAAGACCAGGGAATGGGCAGTTGGGTTGTTTAACCTTGGCACCATCAACCTCAGCACCGCCACCACCTAGGAAGGAGATAACAGATGCGTTCTGGGTGTATGGAGATGCCTCGATAATTGGATAGTCATCGTAATCACCACGAATTGCTAGTCTGTTGTTATTAGCATCAGAAACAAAGTTATCTGGATACGAAATAATTTGTGAAGTATCATATAGAGAATTGCTAGTTCTAGATGTAGCACCAGAAAGAACTGTTCCATCTAAGATATCTTCAAAAAGATCCATAGATGTATTGATGGAAGAAGCAACGTTAGAACATTGTGAAGTTTGTCCCGTGCTGTATACAAGTACAGAGTTGTTAGTTGTTCTAACAAATGTATGTGCAGATTGTGGTAAATGCTTGAGGCAATTAGTTGCAGCAGTTACGAATGTATGTGCAGATTGTGAAATCTGAGTAATTGATCCTGCAGCACCACTTACAAAAGTATGTGCTTCACCAGAAGCAGCACCACCAGCTCCTACGTTAACTGTAACAGTTCCAGTTTGTCTCTCGATACCATTAGCTAATGCACTTACAAAAGCATGTGTGCCTGTGTAAGAGGAAAGACCAGTATTAATTTCAAAAGTATCGGTAGTTACATTACTAATTTGTACCCATTTGTTACTCAACTTATCATAGTTGGCACGAGGATATGTTTTGTTTACTGAATTTCCATCCAGATCACAAGTAAAAGTTAGACTATCGTTAGCAATTTTTACATAATCTCCATTTGCAAAATTATGTCCAGCACTTGTTATAACTAACTTTCCACTAGATGCTGTGTAGACAGCATTGGTAGCTGTATGTTGACTAGAAGAAACTGCTGTGATATTTAAAGATGCACCTGAAGCGGGGTCAGATGGTCTTGGATATGTTTCTACAGTTGTATTACCATCACCATTATAGTCACATGTAAATGCTAGAGAATTATCTAGAATTACAATTCCTTTATTAACATCAAGACCATGCTGAGTTCCAAGTTCTAGAACTAATTCACCAGTAGATGCATTGTAGGTAGTTCCTGTTTGTGCAGTAAGTAATTTATTTGCAGGAGATACACCTACGTTTAATGTAATAGTTGTATCACTTACACTATCGATAGGTATAGATCTCAATGCGTATGGGTCATGACCTGCTCTTGGATATGTTTTAGTAGCAGTATTTCCATCCATCGTACATGTGAACGATAGACTATCAGTATCAAGTACAACACCTTCACCAATACTAAGTCCATGACCAGTACCAATAGTTAGAACCAGAGCACCTGTAGCAGGATCATAAGTTGCATCACTTGGAGTCCACTGTTGATCAGGACCAGATACGCCAACATTAATTGTAAATGTATCTGCAGATGTTGATGTTACTGCCAGAGCATTGCCATATGCAGTTTGACCAGATTGAGGTAAACTATGCTCAGTGGCATTACCGTCCATTGCACATGTAAATGTGAATGATTCTGGAGAAAGACTAATACTATTACTTGTAGTAACACTATGACCTGTCACAGTCATTGTGAAATCACCATTAGCAGGATTATAGGTAGCTGTTGATGGTGTATGCTGTGCTATTGGAGCGCCTGCATTTGGATCTGGAAGAATATTCCAATCTTCAAATCTTGGAATAGGTGAAGTTAGTACAGTAGGATTGTAAACAATAATAGTTCCATCTGTTACTGCACTTACAAATGAATGTGATGAACCAGAAGCAGCTCCTGCATTACCAACGTTACAAGTAACTGTGGTGACACCACCAGAAGATTGAACATTAGTGATGGCATGACTCTTGCCATAATTATCATCAGTTTTTAATGGACTTGAGTGTGTTCCAGTAACACTGTTATATGTACATTGGAAGGCAATTGCTTCTTCTTTAAATGCAATTCTATCTCCTACATTAGGAGCAATGAGAGGATCAGGGAAGATTACCTCTAATGCACCAGTAGAAGCATTGTATGTTGCGTTAGTTGGAGTGAGATCAACATATGATCCATCAGTCCAGTTACGCATTGCTGCGATAGCATATGTTTTAGCTCTTTGATATGCAAAGATAGTTTCTGCTCTTTGTGCTTCTGGAATACCAGTTAAAGCAGTTTGCGTAAAGTAAGATTCAGCAGCTATAACAATATTCTCATTACCACCAAATGTTAAATCTTTTGCTAGATTACTTAACGTAATACCAAGATCTCTTTTACATTTTCTTTCGTTTGTGTTATCAAGTGAGAATAATGGGAACTGACCTAATGTATCACGTAATGCTTGATCAGCAATTAGATACTTATTCCTTTCAATTAAGTATGCAGCATCCAGATAAGTTCCATTTTGATTCTTAGTAATAAGATCAACCCAAAGGAATGATAAAGTATCAATTGCAGATTTAACGTCAGCACAAGCTGGAGTACCCGCAGTTGCTGTGATGACTG